CTCGCAAGAGAGTGCGCAGGAGTGCATTAACTCCAATTTCTCCCGTTTTATTTCAAGCACTGAATCGACATTTGAATGCCATGATTTTGAAGCATTGGCACACCATGTCCATCGTCATCTCGAATTTTCTGATCATATTGATTCGCATTTGTTTAAGAATGATCCAAGTTATGATGATATTAGAGCACCATTTTGCTCAGATGTCAGTGATGTACAATTTTTACAGTATAAAAAGAAAGAAAAATTAGTTTATATTATTTTAGATTCTCCTTTTGAAAACGAACCATTATGTTTTGTTGTTCGTGATTTACACCATTTATTTTATTTACTTGATGAATATTGCAAAACCTCCGATTATGTTTGTACAGTCGGAGATAAAAATGAGATTTTGTATGATTTGCCTTATTATTGTCGTGTTTTTAATCGGCATATTTATTACTGTGGTGATGTTGAATGTTTAAATGTCACCATCCAGTTTAACGGAGAATACGCCCGTGATGGAGGAATCCCTTCATTGTTGCGCTGCGCCCGAAGGTCGCATTTTTCTGCCAACCTTCAAGCAGGGACAGGTTTGCTCCTGCCCCAAATTATGAATGATGCATCTCTTCAGAGTGAACTCGAAGAGGCGTGTCTTCTAGTGACCGCCTTAGTTTCAAGCACCAGCTGGATATCGAGATCATCAATCTTGATGTTAGCCCTCAAGCGTGTCACACCCGTTTTGTCCATTTCAACTCTCACAGAAATTGTTGATTTTTTTGGTTGCATATTTTCATCGGTTACGATGCAAAGTGGTGTTGAACCACCACAAGAATCTGATGGTATGTTTTCCGACAAAGCCAGTTCTTTTTGGAAGAAGATTGCGAAGTCCGAATTTGCACAAGGCCTTGGAAAGATTATTGTCGCCTTGTTATCCATTGTGAAATATGGTGTCAAAGGCAATTTTAGTTATTTCTTGTCCTCTATTGCACGTTCAGGTGCTGATGCTATATTTTCTTCTGGGG